TACAAGACTGCTGGCTATCGTTCTCGTCGCCAAGTTGCTCTGACAGATAGAATCCATCACGAAACTCTTACTGGTAAAGGTTCCTATTATTGGAATAACCAGAAGAAAAAGGGTACAATGGCTTTCTTTGTGTGCGACGTTGCTAGTGAAGAAAGTGCCAAGAAAATTCTCACAAGATATTGCAATGCTAACGATTGCTTTGCTTATCTGATGATCGACACTAAGGATCATACAAAAAGCAATGAAGGTTTTGATCAACTGATCGAAGATGTTGGGGCTGAAAATTTGCTCAAGGTTTCAGACTATAAGCATCTGACACAAAGTTCTGGCCCAAGAAAGTCTTACAATAGAAATTCTAACGGTAGTGTCAGCGACCAAGACGTATTCTTTATTCACGGCTATGATAAGGATAGTAAGCAGATTACTAATCCTTATAATGATGCTACGCATCTAAGAATTCTTTCAGAAGAACAACTAGAAAACTTTCTGGAACAAGATGAGATTATTTATGTTCCCATGTTGAGGTATGGAACTGAACCTGAGTCTGGTTGTCCAGAAATCAATAGTATTAGTAGAACTCTTCAAGAGGATACGTTAAAGAGCATAGTCAAGGACTTGATTGGCAATAGTAAGATTTATGCTATCAAAACAGCTTTCGTTAAAAAGCTTGAGAAAGATAACTACAATCTTATTAACTTCAATGTTTTTCTGAAGCGTCAACTCAAAGTTGTAGCACAAAAACACTTTAAGAATCTTGCTTCTATTAACAAGCTTGTTGAATATTGCAAGAAGGATTACGCAGAAGAGGAGAGGAGTACCGGAGGATACAGATATTATCAACACGGAACAACAGATAAGCAGTTTATGTTTCATATTCTGAATATCTTTGGTCTGGATTATGATAAGTTTATTAATAACAAAACTCTTGTGGATTGCTTGAATAAGACCATGCTCACAGAGTTCTTTGCTAATACTGTTCATGTGAGTCCTTTTAATATTCCAAGGTTTAATCAAACAGAATATCTTTCCCATATCTCTAAGCTTATGAAAGAGGTTGGTATTGATAATGTTGATGGCAAGGAGATTCGTAATGCTAATTTGGCCTACAACACCTTGACAAAAATGATTGTTAATTACTTGTATGCTGGTGATAGTAAGTCAGATGCTTATCTAAAGATTATCCGTGGAACTTCTACGGAAGATTTGAAGAGATGGAGAATCTCTGAGATTAGGGAAAAGATTAAAACTGAGGTAGACAAGAATCCTATGCTCAAGGTTATTATGGGAAATCATCAAGTCTCTGGTAATCTGGTAGACCTTAAATCTAATCAGAATCCTATTATTGAAGATCGCTCATATTATGGAAAGCAGAGCAGGGATTGGGTTGAGCAGATGAGTCAGGAGAATATTGACCTATTTAAGATTCAGTTGAGTAGTTTGATCAAGTAGTCAGAAATTTCTCAAGACCCCTTGACAAGCTTGTCGATTAGTGTAAAATGACAGTATCACAGGTATCGTAACTACAAAGTATTAGGAGTTTGGATTATGGCTGTTCCGTTTATGTTTGTGGATGGTAATTTGACGCTGGTTCTTAATAACCAGAGTTATCAGGTTTTGCCGGATCATATCAACTATAAGTTGATTCTGGAAAGACTTCCTACTGCTACGGCAGAGGAACTGTTGGAAGTTGTTGATGTTCAAAAGGCTGTTGCTACTTTTAGTGATGGTCTTGTAGAGATCAAGAATGGACAGGTTCTCTACGAGGGTGAGGAAGTTCATGGTAGTATTAGTAAGCGTATTCTGGAGTTTATGAGCAAGGGATTGCCGTTTCAGCCCCTTGTTAATTTCCTGAATAATCTCATGGAAAATCCAAGTATGCAGAGTCAGAAGGAACTGTATGATTTCTTGGAGCATGAGCATCTGCCTATCACTGAGGATGGTTTCTTCCTCGCTTATAAGGCTGTTCGTTCAGACTTTAAGGATAAGTATAGGGGAGTTTTTGATAACAGGGTTGGTCAGGTCTGCCAAATGCAACGAGCAAAGGTAGACGATGATCGTGGTCGTGGTTGTTCTAATGGGCTTCATGCTGGAGCATTGAATTATGTTGCTGGTTATGGTAGTCTTGAGGCTGGCGACCGCATTGTGATCGTCAAGATTAATCCCAAGGATGTTGTCAGTGTCCCTAGTGATTGCAACTATGAAAAGCTTCGCACTTGTCGCTACGAAGTAGTTGGTGAGTATGAGGGCGAATTGCTCAAGCCTCTTTACAAGGCTGATTTTAGTCAGGATGATTACGAGGACGATGAGGAAGATTATCTGAATGATTATGACGAGAGTTATTGGGATCAGTTTGACGAAGAAGATGATGACGAGGATGAGGATGAAGATTATGACGATGAGGATGATCAGTATTGATTCTTGATAGTCAAGGTGGTGTTTGGTAACTTGTAAGATAGCACCTATATAGTTTCTGCTATCGTACAATAACGGTTCGATTCCGTTACCATCTTTTAAGATATTGCTTTTGACGGTAGTGTTTACTGTCCCAATATCAAAATTGTAGGTAGGAAGTGGAAAAAGGAAAACAAATGTTTAGTGATACTTTGGCTTTTAATCCGTTCGATAAGACTCATAGTGCTATTGGAACAAGAGATCAGATTACTTTGCGAAATAAGTTTTTTGATTCTTTTGGTGGTCAGCAGATTTTCTGCTACAATGGTGATCCTCGTAAGAAGATCAGTAGTATGAATCATACAGATCATCTTACCACTGTTGCTATTGCCAACGATAGTCAAGGTGCTGATGCTTACTTCTATGTTAATGGTGGACGTAAGCAGTATGCTATTAGTAGAATTCGTGCTTGTTTTGTTGATATGGACGCTGGGCGAGATGATCAAGGTCGTTATTTTAAGCCTAGTATTGTCATGCAAAAGAAAAAGGAATTCTTGAACCAGATTAATAACTTTCCAGTAAAGCCAAGTTGGGTTGTTGATACTCGTAATGGTTATCAGTGCTATTGGATTCTCAACCAAAACAATATTAATCCTCACAAGACTTATTGGAATGGTATTCAAAAGAAGCTTGTAAATCACTTTGGTGGTGATGCCCGAGCTATAAAAATCAATCAGATTTATAGAATCCCTTATACTTGGTGGAGGAAGGGTTGGGAAGGAAAGCAACCTTATTTTACCAGTATTCTGTCGGGATCAACTGGTAATCCGGTAAATATTGAACAGCTTAAAGAAGCTCTTGATGGAGTGTCTGCTGTTGTTAATATTGTTGCAAATAAGACTAGCGACGAATGGTTTAAAGAATATGCCAAGGCTTATAAAAGGTCTGATATTACTGGAGTTCCAGTAGCAGTTAATATTGCCACAAATATTGCAAATCAGATGAAGTCTTTAAGTCTTGAAACATATACTAACAGTACTGATAATATCAAGCCTGTTTATGGTCATCCTTTCTGTGGGGGTTTTCAGAAGGCTTATGGTGATCCTACTCCAGTATCCCCTGTAACGCAGGACGATACGGACACTCTTGAGTCTCTTCCTATTGACGCTGGGGGCGAAGATTTAGATCTTGACGGTTCCCAGACCAAGCTTTTAAAAACGGTCGTGGAGTTCCTTAATCAAGTCTCAACGCCTCTCTACTTTAGCAATAACAGATTCTTGTCTAATGCTGCTAAAGACCTAGCCTCACAAATCAGTGACAAGTTTTGTATAGGATAATACTATGCATGAAGATTATAGCTATAATGATGACGATGAACATGATTATGACGATGTACCAAAAAACTATAAATATTACTTTAAGTTTGATCCAGCAGCGTGGGATGTTTGGGGAAAATGGCTATACGATGCGTTAAACGAAATAGTTGATTCTTCGCCAAACACATGGTATACTATGCCGGATGTGTACGGTTTTCCATACAAATCGGTTCCTGTGAATAGTTACTTCTCCAATACTGGTAAGGGTGATACCTTCCAGTATTTGGGGAATAACTATCAGGGTCAACCTATATGGAAAAATAAATACTTTGTATCAGATCCTGTTAATATGATATATAGAAAACATATAGAAAGTCATCCAGTATACTTTTTACAACAACCTCACTATTACAAAGGATTGTTCGATATACTGAACTAAATTTATGCAAAAAGATGAATGGTATATCATAGATGATTTAAAAAAGTTTATAGAGTCAACCAGAGTATTAGTTTTTGATATTTTTGGAAATACAAATCAACAAGATATAGACGAATTATCTCTTTTACTATCAGACTTATCTGAAGAAGAAAAGCAAGAAATAGACACAGTATTGAGTCAACAAGAATGTGAGGTGTTAGCTAAAGATTTTATTACGACAGAAGTTAATAAGAAAACAAAAAAATATAGATACATATTATCTAACAAGAAATATATGGAGATGATAGAATGTTTTAATAGTAGAATGATTAGCAATATGCTAAATACATTAGTAAATAAAGGCTTATTGGAAACAGCTTATGATAACGAATCGAACGACTTTATATTTTGGGTAAAAAATAATGAAACATCGCAAGAAAAACCTGAAACCGATTGATTATGATGTACACTTTATATATGAATGTACAGAATGTCAAATTAAACACTGGCTTTCATTAAAAGAAAGTCAAACTCCAAATTTTAAAATTGTGTGTGATTGTGGGAGTATTTACAAACCCAAACCTATTGAGGGTATAAAAATCATCTATGTACAGCTACAAAATAAACACCCCACACAGAAAGTATCCTCTAAGAAGAGTATTCCTACGAACTTAAAAACAAATGCTGTTCATATACTATCTCAATACGGTTTCTCAGAATCAGAAGCGATATCTCTGATAGAAAAAAGTTTTGAAGAAACACAGGAAATTGATTGCGTCAAACTTATTAAACATTGTTTATCTAACTTTGGGAGTGCTGCTATATGAATACTATTAGACCTTCTCGTTTTGAAGATATTATTGGTCAGGACGATGTTATCAGTAGACTAAAAATAGTTTCTAGTGCATTTAAAGGATCTGATGCTAGTGGGGTTATGCCTCATGTTTTAATAGATGGGCCTCCAGGTCTTGGTAAAACAACCATAGCGAGTGCTATAGCAACAGAACTAAATGTAAATCTTTACACAGTCAATGGGGCTAATATTAGAAGCATTAAAAATCTATTACCATATTTAATGGGGATAGCTCCAAGATCAGTATTGTTTATAGATGAAATTCATAGATTGCCAAAAATTGTTGAAGAATTTCTATATCCTATTATGGAAGATTTTGTATTATCTTTAGTTATCGAAAATAAACCAGAAACTATTGATCTTCCAATGTTTACTATTATTGGAGCAACTACGAGTGGAGGTAGTCTGAGTCAACCATTCTATGATAGATTTACTATGAAAGAACATTTGTCATTTTATAGTGACAGTGATCTAGCTAAACTAGCAAGATTGAATGCGAATAAACTAGGTATTATCATCTCTGATGATGATCTTTTAGAGATTGCAAAACGAAGTAAAGGTACTCCTCGTATTTTAAATGCCCGCCTACAATGGTATAAGAGCTATGTAACATACCATATTAATAATAAGCCATCTGTGGATGAGATTTTTAATACACAAGGCATAGATCATCGAGGACTAGATGTGTATGATAGGTTATATTTAGATATATTATCTAAAAACAAACTAAATCCAATTGGATTAAAGAGTATGTCTTCTCTAACAGGTATTGCGATAGAGACTATCGAAAATAGTATTGAGCCTTTTATGGTCAGAATGGGGTATGTTATTAAGACCCAAAAAGGAAGAATACTAGGCAATGTCAAATCTCAAATATCTAGTACATAGCATTATTATATTCTGTATATTACTATTAAGTAGTCAGACTTTATTTGCGGCCCCTCCTATTTTTGTAAAAACAGCAGAAGATAGTATCCTTTTAGCAATAGATACAGAATTACCTTTGTTGTGGATTTTTACAGCAGATTGGTGCGGAGCCTGTAATATTTTGAAACAAGATATTCATAATGATTTAACTTTAATAGAGAACAGCATCATATGCTATATAGATTATGACAAAAGAAAAGATCTTACACAAGAGTATAAAGTAAAAGCAATACCTGATCAAATTTTGTTTCATAAAAACAAAGAAATAAAAAGAAGAGTAGGATACAATAAAAACAAAACAGAGTTGAAAGAATGGATAAAGTCTAAACCATAAATGTTAAATTTTTTTTCATCAAGAAAACTTAGATATGCGATTAGGTCTCCAAAATGGAGTACTATTCGTAAGGAACACCTTAAAAAGTATCCGACATGCACAGCTTGTGGATCTTCTAAAAATCTTGAAGTACATCACATCGTACCTGTTCATATTGATCCATCAAAAGAACTAGATATAGATAATCTGATTACTTTATGTTCAGAGAATTGTCATATTCTTTTTGGACATCTAATGTATTTTAAAAGTTGGAATAAAAATGTTGTCAATGATTGTGCTAATATGAATCAAAAAATTATTACCAGACCATAAAATATCGGTTAATAGTGTATAATTATATTACCAATATTGTTAAGGTGATATATGAAAAATGTCTGTGTTTTATTAATAATAATTTTATCTACTACTATATTTAGTTATAGTCAGGCAGGAACTATTGATCCTTCGGTATCAGATGCTTCTTATGTCACATATGGTCAAAAATTTAAATGCGTAGTGCATATTTGTGGTCAAACTTTTGATAAAAAAACATACTGTGCTTCGGCCGTTGTCATTAAAAAGAACTGGATTATTACAGCAGCACATGTTGTTGAGTCGTGTGAAAAAGTCAAGGTTGTTGTCGAGGATAAAGAATATTGTGTCGATCAAATGTTTATTCATAAAGATTTTAACGATAATCAATTTGGCACAGCAGATATTGCATTGGGATATATAAAAGAAGATATAAATTTAGACTTTTATCCAGAACTATATACAGAAAATAATGAAGTAGGAAAAATTTGTTGCATATCTGGATTTGGTATTACTGGCACCTTTAATACAGGATCTGTCAAATCAGATCACCTCAGAAGAGCGGGGTCTAATTATATTGATAAGATAGATAGAGATTTATTAATATGTACACCTTCATTTAAAGGAAGCACAAGACACACAGTTTTAGAATTTATCATATCTCATGGAGATAGTGGAGGAGGTCTAT